CTGTCCAGATGGATATATGTGCATCCCTTGTTGGGATTGGTTTAAAAGCGCTGAGCAATATTCTGGTGAATATTTTGATGAGGAAACTGAAATCCGTCCTGATTTTGGAGAATGGGATTGGGATGTATTGGCTAATGAGTGGGAAACGCAGGACTTAGGCGATTGGGGGTTAGATGTTTGGCAAACTGAACAAGACTTAGACTATTCTATTTTAGATGATGATGATGGGCTAGATGGCGAATTACAGCAAATGACAGATGGCGTTAAAAAAGCAATACAGATTGAATTTGAAGCTGAACATTATGAAGATGCATTTGAGCTAGTAAAATTTTGGAGGGAAAAAAAACTGTATATAGGTGGCTTTTTAATGGAAAAGTTAAAAGCGGAAAAAAATAAATTATGATTCTAAAATCAGGTCAAATAAAAGATATAAAATTTTATTACAGGGTCGGAACTTCTGACTTAAAAACTTTTGAGGAGGTAATAGGTAGAGATGTTTATAGGAAAAAGGGAATGACTATTGAATGTGGTGAAAATTGGATAGATGCAGGCGGTAATGTAGGCGCTTTCACTTTATTGGCTTGTTCATTAGGTGCAAATGTAACCACTTATGAACCTGACCCAAATAATTGCAAAATGATAGAAAAAAATTTAAAACTTAACGGTTATAATGCAAATATTGTTTGTGCAGGATTGGTTCATAATGATATAAAAAAAACTAATTTATACGTAGGTAACAATGGAAATGTATGGAGAAACTCTATGTTTAAAAATTGGAATGGGAAAGGAATAAAAGTTGATTGCGTTAATTTTGATGAGGTAATACTAGACGATTATTGCGTTAAGATTGATATAGAGGGAGCAGAGATGCCCATACTTGAAAATACTAAACGCATATTTAAAAAATTAATATTTGAATGGAGTTTTGATATTGACCCCTCATTGCCAAGATTTTGGAAAATTATAGATAAATTACAACAAAATTATAAAGTCGCATCTATTGGAAACACAGCAAAATATGAAACAAGAGATTATGATATTTGGCAAAAGTCTTGGTTTCCTGCTTGCACTAATGTATTTTGCTTTAAAAAATAACTAAATGAAAACTATCCAACTAATTAAAAGAGAACATAACGTACAGATTGGGGATATTTGTGGTCATATAGAGCCAAATGTAACTGAGGATTGCCTGTTTGAAAACGATGGCGAAATAATAGGCTTTTATATAAAAGATATAGCCAAGTATTCAGCAAAGGCTTCTCAACTAGCACATATAGCTAATAAAGAACTAAGGAGCAAGAATGTACCAAAAAGCGAAATGAAGCGCTCTAGTGGTTTCACAGGAGATAAGTCTAAAGAAGTATTACAGTATTCAACTATACTGGGTAGCGTTCCTCCTAAACCACACATGCGCAGACCATATCCAACTATAAGTAGTGTTCACTCAGTAAAGACAGCGCAAACATTTATAAAGGCAATGCTAATGCTGTGCCACGAAAGCGAGCAAATAATAAAACAGCTAACCCCTAACATATATGAAAAGCAAAAAGCTATTTTTGATGAACAAATAAATAAAAAATGGCGATTTGGAAATTTATTCACAAGCTCTATCTCAAACTACAATATACCTGCACCATTCCATCGAGACGCAGGAAACATAGAGGGGTGTGTCAATGTGATAATTGCGAAAAAGGAAAATGCAACAGGAGGTAACACTACTGTTCCTGATTATGGCGCAACAGTTAATAGCTCAGACAATTCAATGTTAGTTTACCCTGCATGGAGGAATGTGCATGGCGTTACTCCTATTATACCAACCAAAGAGGGAGGGTACAGGAATAGCTTAGTTTTTTATCCATTAAATGCTTTTGTAAACCTAGATTGATGAACAAGACTGAACATAATAAAAAAGCAGTCCTAGAAGCCCTAGAAAAATCACTAGGAGTGGTTACTACTGCCTGCAAAACAGCAGGCGTGGGCAGAACTATATTTTACCAATGGCTGAAAGATGATGAGGAATTTGCTAAGAAAGTTAAGGATGTAGGCGATATAGCTTTAGACTTTGCCGAAAGCCAATTACACAAGCAAATAAGCGAGGGCAGTACAGCTGCCACTATATTCTACCTAAAGACCAAAGGAAAGTCTAGGGGGTATATTGAAAGACAAGAGATAGAATTAGATGGCGCTCCCAATAAGATTAGTATTGAAATAGTAGGCAATGAATGAACGTAAAAGCCACACATACTTACCTGCAAAATTGGCAGACTACCAAAAAGATAGTTGTAAACAGGGGAGGTACTCGCTCAGGAAAGACTTACAGCCTATGCCAAATGATAATGGTATGGCTACTTACAGGACAAATTAGAGAGGGGCAATCTATACCCTCAGGCACTTGCTCAGTAGTGCGCAAATATTCAACCACAATAGCAAAGACAGTACAAAGGGATTTTCACGATATACTATCTGAATACAAAGTATTGGGTTTAATTGAGTTTAACAAGACTAATAGGACTTACAAGTATCTAGATAGAATGGTAGAATTTTTTGGCGCTGATGACCAACAGAAGATAAGGGGATATAAGGCTAATATATTATTTTGCAACGAGGTCAATGAGCTAGGATATAAGACAGAGTTTAGTCAGTTACTATTCAGGACGACTGATGTAATATTTATGGATTTTAACCCCTCTGACCCTTTTGTTTGGGTTCATGAGGAAATAGAACAGAAGCGCTCAGCAGACAAGAAAGATGTAGAGGTAATAGTATCTACTTATAAGGATAATCCATTTATTAACAAGGCTCAAAGACAGGAAATAGAATACCTGCAATATTCAGACCCTGAGCTGTGGAAAGTTTATGGTTTAGGGGAATACGGCAAGGTAGAGGGGCTTGTAATACCTAGCATAACATTGATAGATGAAATGCCTGATGACCTAAGAAAAGTAGGAGGAGGTATGGACTTTGGATTTAGTAATGACCCCACAGCTTTTTATTTATGTGGCATTAAAAATAATAGGGAAACAAAGGTTACAGAATTGTACTTAGATGAGCAAATATATGAAACAGGGCTTACTGATTCTGACCTGATTAAGATAATGAAAGGAACACCAAAGAATTTAAGGATATATGCAGATTCTGCTCAGCCATCAACTATTGAGGAAATAAGGCGAGCAGGGTATAATATAGCTCCTGTAACCAAATTTAAAGACAGCCTTAAACATGGACTGCAAATAATGAAAAGAACTCGTATATTTGTAACTAAGCGAAGCATAGGTATGATAAGAGAGCAAAAGCAATACAAATACAAGATGTTGGCTAATGGGCAGTATGACAATACCCCTATTGATACTTATAATCATGCTATGGACGCAGTAAGATATTATTGTTTAATGAATCTAAGCGCCTCTATGACAGGCTTCGGATTCGCCAATCCAACAAGATGAATGAACACGAATTGATACATGAAATAATAGCTAAGGACAGCAAGCATAAATATTATGATAGGGTAAACCATGTATCGCACATGGCAACTATATTGAATACAGGGATAGGTCAGGAGCATATGCTGACTAGCCTCAGGAAAAGGGAGAGTAAAGAGCAGATGCAACAGCGCATTGATATTACTAACTCTATTACCCAAGTCCCTGTGGCTATTACGCAAAATTATTACAATAAAGTAAGACGAGTAGCAGGGGTGCTAAAGCGAATAGAGAGCGAGGATAAAGAACGCCTAGAAATGCTTGAAAATCAGGTGTATAACTTTCATGCTCATCAAACACTAGAGGAATATATACACGACACTTTAAGCCATTATACGTTTTATGACCCTAATGCCTATCTATTAATCTTACCTGAAACTATTTATGGAGAATCAGGGCAGGCAATAGATATTGAAATTAGCCACCATGTTATACCGAGCCACAGGATAGTGATGACTTCTGAGAGCAAGGGAAATACAGAATGGGTCTTAGTTAAGACAGTAAGATACATAACGGACAAATACAATAGGTCTCAGGAGGTCTATGATTATACTTATTACACAGCAGGTAATGTTATAGAACATATAGACGTAACAGAGGGAGGGGAGATAGGCGACATGGGAACGGTAAAAATAGACGATGGCAAAGGCAATGAAAGGATTTATGCAATGTTTGAATACCCTAACAGCTCTAAGACTTGCCCTGCAATTAGCCTGAAAACTTACCTAGACCCTCAGACTAATAACAAGACAGGAGTAACACCCTTAGAGCCTGCAATACCTTTATTAAAGAAGCTAGTCAATATCAACAGCCTTAATGACCTAGTAACTTTCTTACATACTTTCCCTAAGCGCTTTGTTCTAGCTAGAAAATGTCAAGACCCTGAGTGCGATAATGGATATTACCCTGATGGCATGGTATGTGGAACTTGTAAGGGAACAGGAGCTGACCATCACACTAGCGAGCAGGATATAGTTGTTATTACTGTTCCTGATGGAGCTTTAGCTAATGAGATACCTAACTTAACTAATTTCAGCCATACAGAACAGCCTGATATTGCAACACCTCAATACCTAGATGGGAAAGTTAATGAGCTTATCAGGTCAATATTGCTAGCTATATTTAATCAAGAGGTCTATAGCATGGTAGAGGTAGCAAAGACAGCTACTGAGAAGATGCTAGAATATCAGAATATCTATGATAAACTACAACCATATACAGAAAGAATTAGCATAATATTTGAGAGGGTAGTTAAGCTCATGGCTAATTACTACGAATTTGAGGTAGAAGTACAGCACAGCTTTCCTATTGATTATCAATTTGAAACTGAGGTAGATTTAATCAGCAGATACTCAACAGCGAAGCAGGCAGGGTTAAGTCAGGAGATACTAAATAGCTATGAAACTAAAATCCTAGAGCGCCAATACAGGAATAACCCTTACAAGGTAATGCTAGAAAAGTCATTGATGAAGCATAAGCCTTTCAGCGATAAGTCAGAGAGCGCAATAATTAGCATATTGACCAACAGGGCAAATAATGACTATGACAAAGTATTATGGGAGAATTGGGCTAAGGTCAGGGAGATAATCAATAGGGAGTTTGAGGATTTTCCCTATGTCAATGAGCAAAGGCAGATGCAGATAATGGAGAGTATAGTAGATTCAATCCTCCAAGACATAAAATACAATGTTCCTGAGGATGTTGTGCTAAACCTTGACTGATGACAGAAAGCGAAATAAGAGCCATTATAGACCGTTTAATAGAAAAG